CTCAATGCTCAACAGCTGCCATACCGCACTGCTGGACAAGGAGCGTTGACCAGCCTGCAAGATATGCTGCCGTACTTTACTGAGAAACAAGCCCCGTACCGACCGTTTACCGCAGAGGATTTGAAATCCAATCTAGCGCCTAACTACGAGTTTATGAAGCAGCAGGGGCTGGGGGCGACAGCGCAAGCCATGAATCCAGGCGGTGGCGGTAGCAACATTGATTTGGCACGAACAAAGTTTGCAGAAGATTACGCTGGCAGTGCATACCAAAATGCTTTGGCAAACTATATGTCTCAGCAACAAAACATATTCAACCAAGGCCAATCTGAACGCACCAACATTTACAACAAACTGTCTAACCTAGCAGGCATTGGTCAGACCGCTACCACCAACATTGGCAATGTCGGCGTTGGTACTGCTGGCAACCTTGGTCAGCTTGCAATTGGCGGGGCAACAGCCCTGGGTGCTGGCAACATTGGTGCTGCAAACGTCATGGCTGGTGGTCTGCAAGGAATTGGCAATGCTGCAACCTTGGCATCGATGCTTAGACCCCAAGGGCAACCAACGCCAATAAACTATACAGGGCAAACGCCTGCACCAGAACCTGGCTATTTTGGCTCTGCAATACGCTTAGGATAAAAAATGGCTGATTTCAATATATCCCCAATCGGCAACACGGTTAAGCCCGTGCCTGGAATGTCGTTGTCTGACATGATGAACATGGCAACCAGCGCCCAGGCGTACCAGCAGCAGCGCCAGCTTAACCCGTTACAGCTGCAAGCCGCTGAGCAAACTGTTGAACAAGCACGGCGAATGAATCCATTGGCATTGCAAGCACAGCAACAAATTGTTGACCAAGCTGCCCGAGTAAATCCAGAATTGTTCCGTAGCGCTACCGCTGCCGCAGGCACTGCCGAAACTGGTGAATCATCTGCTAAGTTGGATTTTGCCAATAAAAAGGTAACTGCTATTGCTAACAGGCTGACAAGCACCATTAATGACCCGTTGATTATTGCTGCCGAACAAAATCCAGATGCGGTTAACCCAGAAGCCTTATATGCCCGGATAAAAAACTATGGCATGACCCAAGCTAAAGAAATGGGCATACCAGAAGACCAAGCAATTGCTTTAATTCAACCTTATCTTCAAGTGCCTCCAGCTGGTATGCGTCAGTTTTTGAAAAATAAGCTATTAGCCACATTGGATGCTAGTAGCCGACTTTCTGCTATGCAACCTACTGGCGTACCTGTTAGCAGCGGTGCTGGTACAGCAGTTGTTGCCACTGGTGAGTTTGGCGCTCCACGCCCTGGCACTGCACTTCCAGGCACTACGATTGACACTAAATTGCCACCAGGAACAGAGTTAACTGCTGTTGCAGGTGATGGAACTGGCTTGGCACCTGGAACAAAATACCTTAAAGGCCCAGAAAGTGGTACGGTGCCTGGTTCTACGCCAACGCTTACACCAACCCAAAGACCAACTGTTCCTAGTGCTGCGGCTCCTCCAGTTGGTAGGCCGTTTGTCTCAGCCCAAGCGCCAGGTGAGCCTGAGACACTTAAATCAAACGCAGCAACAGCAAGCGCAGATTGGGCAACTACATCTACAGATGCAACTGTTGCCCAGCAAAGAATTGCAACACTACAGAAAATCAGGCAATTGGCACCTGACGCATTTACAGGGGTTGGTGGCGCACGAAAAGAATTTATAGCAGGATTGGCAAATGCAATCGGCATATCTGCTTTTGAGGCAGAAAAAACAGCCACTGATGAATTAAGAAAAAATGCTAATTTATTGGCATTGGCAGGCGGCAACACTGATGCAGCACGGGCGTTGGCAGAAATGGCTAATCCCAACACAAAGATGAACGCTCAAGCCATCAAAGAAGTGGTTAACCAGTTGATTGGCATTGAAAGCATGAAAGCTGCAAAAGCCAAATACTTAGGCCAGTATCGAAACACGCCAGACAATTACATTCAACAACTTGCTCAATTTAATGACATAGCCGATAGCAGACTTTTCCAAGAAATGACTAGAGAAGATGTAGCCAAGATGAAAGCCTCACTATCTGAAGCAGAACTAGCTGAATTGTCAAGAAAAATTAGAGTAGCCAAAATTATGGGAGTTATAAAATAATGGCAACCCTTGCTGAACTTTGGGACGATACACCAGCAGCAAAGCCGTTACCTGCTGCACCAAAGCTGACGGTTGTTCCTGCTACCCCACCAGCACCAGCACCAGCACCAGCTGTACAAGCAGCTCCAGCCCCACAGCCTGCACCAGCACCAGCACTAGTCCTACAAGCTGCTCCTGCGCCACCGCCAATAGCAGCTGCGCCTGCGCCTGTGCCTGCCAGAGTAACTCAACAAGAGCAGCAAGCAAGAGATCAAGATGCCCTAGCAATATTTACGCAGGAATTAGCCAAAGCCGAGGCACAAGCTGCTGCTGGAAACCCAAGAGCCGTACAAGATGTTGCGGCTTTAAAAAGAGAAATAACCAAACGTGGGTTTTCTATTCCTGTTGCGCCTGCCGCTGCGCCAGCTGCCGCTGCCTCTGCGCCACAAAAGGGTTCTGACGTTGGTTCTTTGGGCGATTTGTTTGACACAACAATCCCAGCAAATCAACCTGGCTCAGTGGTGCAAAAGCCTGTTGCAAAAACCACTCCATTTACTGGCACTAGGGGCGACACAGGCATTTCTGGCGATGGCCCGATTGCCCAGGCTGCGCTAAGGCACTTAAAGAACCTGGGAGCCGCAACAGCATCACTGGCTGACACAACCATTGGCGGCATCATTCCTGGTATAGCTGGCTTAGCAACTTATGCTGGCGCAAGAGCATTTCAAAAATCACCAGAAGAAGCAGCAGCACTAAGAGCAAATGTTACTGAAGCAATAGGCGAGCCGTTTGGCAAGACATTTGGGGTTACTGAATCCCCAGCATATAAAGGTGAAGCCAGCCGCCAAATTATGGATTTTATTGGCGCAAACATTGGCAAAGGTGCTAAGTACATTTCTGAAAAAACTGGGATAGCAGAATCAGATATTAGTGCTTTGATAGAAACAGGCATGATAGGCGCTGCACCGCTGGCTGGCAAGGTAGTCAAACCCGTTGCTGGGGCTGTGGGAGAAGCCCTGTATGCAGCCACCGAGCCATTGGTCAAGGACAAGACTGTGCTTGCACAGCGCCCCAAGATTGAGCCTACCCTGCCGCCAGAGCCGCTAGACGTTAACCTGCGCCCGGTTGAGGTGACGGTGCCCGGGCAAATGTCTGCCAAGATGCTTAGCGAGACTCAAGCAGCGTTTGAAAAGCGCCAACAGGCCGCTGCTGCTGCTCGAGCCGCCAACCCACCACCAGCTGCAACAACAGCGTTTGACATCCTGGGCGACAGAATAACCCCTGCTGGGCCTGCTGTGACATTGCCTGCTGGCGCTGTGGCTGGTGCTGGGGCTACACCTGGCAGTGTGGGGGCTGCTGCTGCCAGTGCAAATCCTTTTGCTGGAAAACTTACTGGTGAAGTTGCTGGTTCAAAAGGACAATTTCCGCAGGTTAAATTATCTTTGGTTGCTGAAAATGTACCAGTAACTGAGCAACAGTTAATTTCAAGAATTGCTCAAGAGGTCAATCCTGGTCAACCAGTTCGCAGCGGTGTGATTACACGCAATGAAGGAACATTGAGAACTGAACACACTGAAGCAAATATGCCTAACTTAACCCCAAGGGGGCAAGTATTAAAAACGCAGATAGCAAATGAACAAAACGCATTGACAAACTTTAGCAAAGAAAGAATTGATGCTACAGGCGCATCACCAACTTTGTTGAGCGATTCAATGCGAGGCGAAAGAATTAACGATGTGTTTCATGGAGCAGCAATAGAAGGTGAAGCCCCAACAAGTTTGACTGCTTACCTAGACCAATCAAAACGGCAAATTTATAAATCAGCGTTGGAACGAGTTGGTAACAATCAAATCAAAACTTCAAACATTGATAACCTGTTAAAAAATCCACAGTGGAAAGCAGGTCTTGAATTTAAAGGTGTTGAAGGAGTTGCCAAAGGTGCTGAAAAATATTTAAACCTTGCCAAAACAACAGGATTTGAAGATGTAAATGGAGTGATGCATCCACCTGGAACCGTATCAACTTATGACGCTGTACGCAAAGCAGTCAACGCAGAATGGTCACCACAAAACGCCAGTGCAATTAGAAAAATAAATGAAGCAATTGATAAAGATATTGCAGCAGTTGCTGACCCTGCCTTGTATAAACTTGGAGACAAAATTCATCAAGTTGAAAAAACTATCTTTGGTTCAAAAGGAATTAAATCTTTGTTTGGTGAAGTAGACAAAAATGGTGTTGTCTTATCTTCCACTCCATTAGAAAAAATACCTACTAAATTAAATGAATTGGCAAAAGATCAATGGAAACACATTCGAGGCACATTAGATGAACTGGCAAATGGACAAGTAAGAGGCGCACCAAACGGTATGCCACCTGTTCCAGCTGAACTACGCCAAGCAGCAGCTGCTGCAAGAAATGAAATTGATGGCGCATTGGCAAGGGCTGTTTATCAAGCAGGGTCAAACAAAGCTGGCGTATGGAATCAAAATTCTGTTAACACAACATTAAATTCTGTTATTGGTGAAAAAATCTTAGAAAATTTCTCCCCAGCAGAAGTAAAAAAATTCCATACTTTGAACACAGCTGGTTATTTAATGCCTGGTGTTCATTCTTATGAGGGCGCTGCGTTGCAAGCTAGACGGGCTGGCAAAATTGAGGCTTACGCTGAAAAAGCTGGCATTGGTGCAGGAGCAGCAACAGGTGGATTTGTAGGTTCAGCGTTTGGCCCAGCAGGAACCACAGCAGGAACCGTCATAGGCGGTGAGGCTGGCAGGAGAGTAGGGGCATCAATTAGCGGTAAAGCAGCAGCAAAAGCAGAGGCAAAAGCTGCTGATGCTTTAAGAAATGAAATGCAAAAAAATGCACAATTACGAGATATGTTGCCATGAGCCTTGAATCACAATTCAGCAGCCATGAGGCTGTTTGCGCTGAGCGCTACGACCAGATCAACGCACGGTTAAAACGACTGGAAGGCGTGATTATGAAGACCGCCGGGGTGCTTATCTTTTCCATGTCCGCTATCGTCTATGCAAGCCTTACGCTGCACAGGTAGTCATGGAATTCTTCGAAGCACTGGCAAAGGGTTGGCCTATGCTGCTGGCGCTGATAACGCTGATAATTGTGCTGGCGAAAATGGATATCAAGATTGCTGTGCTGGAGGAAAAAGTTAAAAGCCTGTTTGAGATTTTTAACCGAAAGAATGACAAGTGATTGACCTTACCAAAGCCATTGGAGCAGTTGCAGCCAGCATTGCAGCGATTGGCGGCGGGTATACCTTGGCAGACAAGTTTGGTTGGTTTGACCGGGCAATTCTGGAATGGTCGCCAGAGCATTTTAAGATTGTGGCAGATGCTGGACAACCCATCAATGTGACAGTAGCCAGAATCAAAAAGCGGGATGACTGCTCAGTTGAAAGTTTTACGCCAAGCATTAGGGACGCATCGGGCATGGTGCATGAGGCGACTACCACGGCAAGTAAATTTAGCGGCCCCGCTGGGCCAACAATTGACACGTTTTCCTACCAGCTCACGATGGTGCAAAAAGAAAAGATTGCACCCGGCACAGCCACTCTGCTGGCAACGATTAAATACAAATGCCCAGAGGGGGAACGAGTGGTGCAGTACCCTCGCCATGCAAATCTGAGTTTTAATTTAGGAGGTTAACTATGTTGGGACTAGACGCTATCCTTGGCATCGGCGGCAAGCTGATTGACAAACTAATCCCTGACCCTGCTGCCCAAGACGCCGCACGGTTAGAGTTGCTTAAACTGCAACAGTCAGGCGAACTGGCAGCAATGACTGCCCAGACCGAGATCAACAAAGCCGAGGCCAGCAACCCGTCTGTGTTTGTCAGCGGCTGGCGTCCAGCAATCGGCTGGGTCTGCGCCTTGGCAATGGGGTATCAGTATCTGGCTCGGCCCCTGCTGGTTGCCTTTATGCCTGCGCTGGCCTTCCCCGGCCTTGATGACAACCTGTGGCAGTTGATGATGGGTATGCTTGGCTTGGGCGGTCTAAGGACGTTTGAGAAGACCCAAGGCGTAGCATCAAAATGACCCCGCATTTCACACTTAAGGAACTGACGCACACTGACCACCGGCTGCTGGACAACACGCCGAACGCGCAGGAGTTGGCAAACCTTAAGCGGCTGGCAGAATTTCTGGAGACTGTCAAAACTACGCTAGGCGGCAAGCCAATAATGATCAACTCAGCGTTTCGCTCCAAAGCAGTGAATGACGCTGTGGGCAGCAAAGATACCTCTCAGCATAGGCTAGGGTTAGCTGCTGACTTCCGAGTGCCTGGGATGGTTCCTGATGCCGTTGTGAGGGCGTTGCTGCACTTGCCCTATGACCAGATCATCCGCGAGTATGACGCCTGGACGCACATCAGCATCAGCGACAAGCCTCGGCGTCAGGCGCTAATCATTGACCGCAGCAGCACACGTTTGTTTGCGTAGCAGGCTCATAGCATCCCGCAAGTCTTGACGTAGCTGCTCAAGCGCCTCTTGTTGGGCTTGAAGTCTTAGGTAAGCGTCCAGGGCGAACCTGTCCAGCGTCGTTCGCTCCCAGGCTGCAAAGTTAGGCAGATCGCTCATTGTTTGCCTTGATGAACATTCCAATCTGTTTTTTGGTTTCGTTTGCTGTATTTGGTAATATGAAATTCATTTCTTTTTTTGTTAACTTGTAACGCGTTATATTCTTTCTTAAGATCGCTATCTTGTAATTTATTTATTTCGGTATCGTAGTCTGACTTTTTTAATTTTTGCAAAAGCGGTACGTCTTTTTCTGGAGGTTGATCCCAAAGACGTTTGCTAATTTTGCTAAGGTGATTACTCACAAAAACCCGAATGCCAATTTTCCACGGATACCCAAGTTTGGGAACACGTTTAAGGTGTGGAACTTCTTGTACAAAATCTTTCTTTGTTATGTCCTGAAACATTTGGATTGCGTCAATTACAGTCCCCGCTTGACGCCATGTGCGTATTAAACAAGCATCCCAGTATTCTTGATCTGTACTCATGTTTTTTCCTTATTAATCTGATTCCTTATCCACTGTGGGCCACCGAGTTGTAGCAGCTTAACGCGCTGGCTCTTGGTCAGACGCAGTGAGTAGACCACCATCAGATCGGCGTCAGCTTTCTCTTTTCGCCACTTGATCTCGCGCTCAATGCGCTCAAACTCGTCGTCTTCAGTGATCATTTTTAGCTTTCAGTTTGGCTTCTGCCCATAAAGCGCCAAGAGCAAAATAAACCCCGTGATCGTCCTTCTTAGCTTGATAGTCAATCTCCGTGTCCGTCAGCCCCTGCCACGGGCGCTGCGCTGCTGGCCGTGCCTTCGTACCCACGCAGTCTTTGTAATGACACGCATCTCCGTCTTGACAAGGGCATCGAGGGTCTTTTCCTACACATGACTCGGCTTGCTGCTCTGGCTGTGCTGCCTTCTTGCCGTCGGCAAACCCCCGCTGGTACACAATCAGCAGCGTGTCGGCATACACCTGCGTGTCGTTGTCATCGTCCATCTTGGCTTTTGCTGCATTGCGCTTTGAATAAAATCCTGTCATGTGTTTCCCCTTGCTCTGATAGCGTAAGCACAAGCATCTGCAACATTTTCTGCGCTTACTTCATGTGCTTGTTGGTACTTCCGCGCAATGTCTTCTACCGCCATCTCGCAAGCCTCACGCTCATGCTTGGCAACAAGGTTGGCAAAGCGGTATCGTGTAAAGTCCTCACCGTTTTTAACGGCTGTTTCTGTAGCTTGATGCCAAAGTTTGTCAATGTCATCTTTAGTCATAGCAGATACCCAATAAAGAAGGCGAATGCCGCTGTTGAGATGGCGGTGATGAGTACCACAATGCCAGCCTCCAGCCACGGGTTCATGTACAGGTCTTCTACTTCATCGTCTTTCATTTGGTTTCTCCTTTAGCTATTGCGGCACGGGCTTTTTGTCCCCATGTCATCTGTTCGTTTTCTTCCCACGACATAATTTCCTTCATCACCGCCAGCAGTTCCTGATTCACCTCATGGAGTCGGCGTAGTTCGGCGGCGGCATCTGCGTGAGCCTGCAAAACACTACGGTCAAGTATGTCAGCCAGCCTCAAGGCTTCTGGTTGTGTCATGCTTCCCTCGCTTTCAGCATGGCGTCGGCCAATTTGTACGAATTCGCCGCAACTGTCTTTTCCTCGTACTCAAGATACCCGTTTGAATCACCATTTGCCGCAAGCATTCCCTGCATAGCCTTCGCCGCAAAGTAATCGCGCAGGGTCATGCCTTGATTTGGGTCGCCCCAATGCTCCAAGGGCTTTGTTGTTGGAAACGCTGGGCCTCCTGTGTTGTTCATGTCAACTCCTTCAAAATGGAATGTCGCTATCTTCATCTTTTGGCAAGCCCTGGTACTCTTTCGGCTTTGGGTCATTCAGATATGCCCAGCCATCCCAACCGCCTTCACGCAACGGAATAACGTCCAACTTAAGCATTTCCCCCCGTTGCGTCTGGATGATTGAGCCAATTCGCTGATAGCGGTTCTTTTGTTGGCCCTGGCCGTTGGTGTATGTGCCGACTACGCAGCTGATTTCTTTTGTGATTGCCATGATTTCTTTCAATAAGAGTAAGTGTGTTGATTGCTGATTTCTTGAATAACCTGGTCGTAATAAACCCTGGCCGCTTCTACCTTCACTTTGATCTTGTCTTCCATCACCGTGTCTCTGACGTATGGAACAACGGTCACGCGCAACTCGCGGTTGATGTGATCAACCTGGTGCAGTGATTTGTTCTCCCAGCCAATCAGATCCGCAGGAGTGCTGACCAGGCAGTAAGCAATGTCTGCCCGTGGCTTGTCCCACAACCACATATAAGCGCGTAGCTGCCATTCGTAGCCCTTGTCTTCACCTTGTTCACCCAGCACCGGGAAGGTGGTCAGACACCAGCTTGATTTAATGTCAATGATGCGGTCATCAGCAACAATGTCAGCCTCGCCAGTGATCCATGCGTTATTACGGCGCTCGGTGTTCTTTGCATGGCTGGTCAGGTGGACAGCGTTGTACAGATCAATGGATTCGTCCTCAACCTGGATGCCCTTGTCCATGTACTTGCTGGTGACCCGTTCGTCGTAGCCGTAAATAAACTCTTTGGCCAGCTTGGTCACGTAAGTCTTAGCGCCGACAGACAGTTCATCTTTGCCCTTGCCGTCGGTCATGATTGCGCTCAGTGCGCTGGCGCGAAATAGGATGCTCATAGTGTTGCCTTTCTTGCGTCTTTGGCCTTGGTGATTCGATCACGGGCGTCGGCATCATCACCCACTGTTTTGATTCCCTTGAAAAAGGCTTCTTTGAGTTGTTCATGCGTAAAGCAATCAGCAATGTCTGCCAGTAGTGCTTTGATGGTGGCGTCTGTTGCTTTGGCTGGCTTTGATCCAGCGTTGCCATCGTCATCCTCGGGCGCTATGCCGCAAGCTGCCATTAAGCTGTATCGACGCGCATAAGTTAGAGCAGAGCCATACCCCTGCGGATCGTGTTTGGCAGCGGGTACGTGCAGTTTGCCGCACTCCAGCATTTCACCGCTTTCATGCACAAACACGGTTTCCACGGTTACACCGTTATCGTCCAGGCTGTTGCGCTGGATGAGTGCTATGCCGTTGTCGTTTAAACCGCCTATGACAGCTTCAACGCAAGCGGCAAGGTCAGCGTACCGGCTTTTGAAATGCGGGTTCGTAGCGGTCTTTAGAGCAGGCCCAAAGGCCTTTTGTGCTTTCACCAAAGCAGAGGCTATCTGTTTCATGTTGTTGTTTCCTTGATTTCCAATGGTTCTTTGTTTTCAGAAAACAGGTTAATTTCTGTCCTGTTGCCTTTGTCATCAGTAATAGTCAGCTTACGCCGCCAGAAAATACCGCCCGTGCTGGTGGTCAATGCATTTGTCTCGGTCAACTCCAAGGTCGTGATTCGGTGAAGCATGATGGTTGTCATTTCATTTCCTTTCGTATGCAAGTTCGATTTCCAACTCTTTGATATGCTCATTGGCGTTAGCCAGCAGGTACGACATTTCCCGCAGCTTGCTATGCAGCATCCCCACTTCAAACGCCAGCCGGTCTTCAGCGGCAGCGCCTTCGTAGGCACGATTCGCAATGTCCGTGATTCCGGACAAAATATCTTCGATTTTCACAATTGCACTTTCTGGGTCTTGTGACCCCGTTTGGTAAAACATTGGACAGCTCCGTTCTCCAGCAACTTCCACCCCGAGTTCTCGCCACACATCTGTTGTGCAGCCTTCTCAAACCTCGCCAGAGCCGCCTGCTCACGCTGAGTAGCTTTGGCATCAGCCGCAGCATCAATTGCAGCCTGGTGATCGCTAGGGCCGTCCAGCAGGTATGCGGTGGACAGCACCAGTGCAGCCAAAGCAGCAAGACCCCAATTGATTGCGTGATTCATTCGGCATCCCTCCGGTTTTCGTAGCGTTCCTGCCCACGGTCATACTTATCGTCTTCCGCTTTGGTTTCCATATCCCCAAGCGCTTCTTCCTCAATGGTTGCAACCCAATCGCCTAACACCTCGCTGATATCAACGCCTTCAACCAAGGCCCAGATCAACTCAACGGCTGCTGCGCTGCCAGGATGATCGTAGGTGGCGCGCTCCTCTGCTTCAAAAGCCAAATAGCAATCCAGCACAAGACCGCCAGCTGTCTCGAAACGATGGTTGTACAGACCATACAGGTCTGCTTTGGTTGGCTTGTAGCCAGTTGTCCAGACGGGAGTTTTCATGATGTTCTTTCAGGGGCCGAAGCCCCGTTTTGTTTAGCTGCGGTCTTGAACAAAGCGGATGGCAGATACGTTGTCTCGAATGGCAACTAACTTAAATCCAACAGGGATGAGGGTTCCATTTTGTGCGCCAAGCCCGCACCGCATAACAGGGTCTTGCACAATCAAATGACCATCGTTTTCATCGGTTGTGACTTCGTAGCCATTACGCTCAAGATATCCCTTAGCTTCTGTGATTTCGCGTTTACTTGTTGTCATGATGTTTTCCTAAAAAGACCTCTACGTTGTGTTGAGGATTGACGCTATTGTATAGCTAGCTAAACCAGCGTCAAGCCTTTTCTGGACTATTTTTATCTTTTTTTCTAGGTACTTTCCCTATGTTCATGTGTTAAGCCTGCTATACAATGCTGCGATGCAACCTGATCTAGACACAATCATTGCGAGAGCTGGCAGCAAGACCGCACTTGCCAAGCTGCTGGGAGTGACCAAGGCCGCGATCAGTCACTGGAAGGTCATCCCTGAGAAGCGCATTTGGCAGCTGAAAGTCTTGCGACCAGGGTGGTTTGCAGAGTAAAATTCGGGCATGGCTACCCTTAGCGGGGGAAAAGGCGATTCGTTACCGCCCTGCCAGACCCACCTTCAGTAACGGCTGACCTAGAACGTAAGGTTGTCAATGCACTACTACAGTTTCCACATCGGGGACTACAAGTCCCACACCCATCACTTGACGCTGATGGAAGACCTGGCCTTCAGGCGACTTCTTGATCACTACTATCTGCACCAGGCGCCGATAAAGCAACGCGACATTGCCCGTCAGATTGGGATGCGCGATCAGGAGCAGGACGTTCTTACCGTTCTCAATGAGTTCTTTGTCAGCACGGAAGATGGGTTCATCAATCCGAGAGCAGACAAAGAAATAGCCGCCTATTGTTTGATGGCAGAGGCTGGAAAACGAGGTGCTGACAAGCGATGGAAGAAGGGAGGGGATAGCCCCCCTATAGCCACCCCATTGCCACCCTTAACACCCCCTAATAGCAACCATGAACCAGTAACCATTAACCATGAACCATTATTAATACCAGTAGCTAAAGCTACTTTGTCCTCAGCGGGGCTGATGACTTGTCCACAAGATCAGATTTTGAAACTTTGGGCAAAGCACTTGCCACACCTGGCGCAGCCGCGAAGCTGGGAGGGTACGCGCAGAGCAACCACCAAACAGCGATGGAACCAGGCCAGCAGGCCAAGCGCATACAGCCCCGAGGGTTATCAGACAGAGGCTGCAGGCATCAAGTGGTGGGATAGCTTTTTCAACTACATTGCCAGAAACACCAGCTTGGCAAACGGTTTTGAGTCTGAGGGCAGAACGTGGCGACCAGACTTGGAATGGGTTTTGAACGCCCGTAATTTTCAACGCATCATTGACGGAAAGTACACAAAATGAGTTTTGCACCACCAGAATCAAAAAGCAAAGACGATGGCCCTAGCCTGCTGTGCAGCGTCAACGGATGCGGCAACCTGTGGAGCGTTCGAATGGACGGGCATATGCCTAAGTGCTCTTTCCACCAGTGGGGCGCAGCCAAGCCAAAGACGGAAAGCACATCGACTTACAAGCAATGGGCAGATCGCCAGCCGCTGACGAAACCTGTTGCCGATTGGTATAAACAACCTGACCAGCAAAAGGAGGAATGGTGAATGAGCTGGCTCTTTTCGCAGGCGCTGGTGGAGGAATACTCGGTGGACACCTCCTTGGATGGCGAACCGTCTGCGCCGTTGAGTGGGAACCCTACCCAGCAAGCGTACTGTGCGCCAGACAAAATGACGGCCTTCTCCCGCCTTTCCCGATTTGGGATGACGTACAAACCTTTGACGGCAAGCCGTGGCGAGGAATTGGTGACGTTGTATCTGGCGGGTTTCCATGTCAAGACATCTCAGCCGCAGGGGGGGGGGCTGG